CCCGTGAGGGGTGATCGCAACTGGACTGGTCGTCCGGGACCGAGAAATCGGGATTCTGCGCAGGTATCCGAAAGGAGTACTGCTATGGTTTACAACCAAGCAGAAGCTCGGGTCAGGTTGATCGCGTGTGGGGTGACTCCCACACAAGCCCACCAGATGTCAACTTTAGTTGCTCGTCGGGTGGAGTGCAACGGTGAAGAGGCAACGGTAGCGTGGCTTAAGTCGATGAAAGTCGACTTGGCGCGGCATTTCGCAGGACTACCACCGGCTCCATTGCCCCCTTTGGGAACAAAGGGCTATATGTGGAGGAAGTCCAGTAATGGAATTCCGAAGGGACCCTTTGGGGTCCTTTTCCGGATGCCACGAAGCAAGTTCTGGGTGGCTTGGAACGCCATCATGATTTACTCATCGATGATGTTCCTGGACCCGGACCTGAAGTGTACCCCCGCGCAACTTGCAAAGATGCGCGACGCCATTCAGCGTCCTGAACCAGAACCTGACGCCTTTACCAATGGTTTGCGTATGATGTACGCGACGCCGTTGAGACGTAGTTGTCGAGTCGGAAGACTCGGTGGCGATCCTCTCCTTCGGTATCGCTACAGCGAGACGCGAAGAGCGCCCGAGGGCTTTCACACCGTGAGTGAGATCTCTGGTGTGTTAAGCTCGGTACAGTACCTCATAGAGCGTTCCATCTGGACCGCTCTCCGTTGGGAAATGGTTGCTCCAACTCTGGAGGGGATTGACGTCCCCGTCCGTGAGATAGTCTCCATGAATATGGAGATGGAGCCGCGATCAGGTCCCATTGATTGGGATGAAAGTCCCATCATGGGTGTCTTGGCACTAATTCCTGAGCCTGGCTACAAACTTCGGTTTGCAGCCAATCCGGGAAGGGTGTACCAAGCCATGACTGGCCCACTGGGCAGAAAGTTATTCGGGGTCTTACGAACGATCCCCAATGACTTCACCTATGACCAGAATGCTGGTATAGCCTTCTGTCAGGCACGTCTTGCTGAAGGGAAACCTTCAGTGTCGATGGACCTTAGTAATGCCACAGATCGATTTCCTTTGGAACTCGAACTGGCTTGGCTGGCGAGCAACGGGTGTGAGCCGGAGTGGCTTCACCTATTGCGTGACCTATCCCGTGGGGATTGGTATTACCAGGTGGAGAAGCGTCCTAACGCCCCACTCCATAGAATCTCTTGGAGTGTGGGTTCGCCGTTAGGCGTGTTTCCCACATTTGCGGCATTTGCCTTGGGTCACCATGCCCTTGTGCAACAGTGCTTCCACGAGTGTGGGGTTGAGCCGAATGAGGACGGCACCTACGACTATGCAATCGTAGGTGACGACTTTACCGTTTTCAACCGTCAGGTGGCTGCCCGTTACCGTCAAGTGATGGACAGTCTTGGGGTTCCGATATCCGAGGATAAAACCTTGGATGCGGATTCCACCAGTGAATTCTTGGGTCGCATCATAACGTCCACTGAAGCCTATCAGGGTTTTAAGTGGAAAGGCAAATGCTCTGACGAGTCATTTGTCGATCTCGCTCGCAACCTTGGAAAAGGTGCACTGGTTCTTATGAGGAAACGTCAGAGAGACGTGATTAGGGTAATCGCGCCTCTGCCGGAGCCTCTGGGGTTGGGTTGGAACCCGACCGGTCTCTCTTGGTCAGAGAGAATCGGTCCGTGGTTTGACGAACTCCTTAAGGAACCAGATGAGAGGGTGCGCACGTTTAAACGCGCAGCGGCCCACTCCTATGCCTTATTGAAGGCAAGCAAGTGGCATGACCTCGGGCCCACGAGTGATCGTGGTGCCTGGGGTGCGTATGGTGAGATCCTTACCTCCGACCAGGAGGTAGAGGGGTTGTACCCAATATACTTACCCGGATGGTCTAGCGACCATTGGGGTGAGGAATTGTGGCCCAACATTCTGGAGGTCGCCCGCTTCCGCGGTAACGATCCAGAAACCCTCGCAGAGTTGCAGCCGTTTCTTCGAAACTTCACAACCTTCGAAAGAAGGAAGGACGTCCCTATGTTGGTACAATGGGAGCGCCGGATCCGTAGGATCCTGAAGGGTCGCTAGCAGTCAGCTTGACTCCGAGC